GTTTTCGAGTGGTACTTAAAAGGCTTTACAGCCGCAGGAGAAGCAGTAAAAAGAAGTTTAAATGAGAAGTAATAAGGGCTGAGGTTATAGGTTCGCACCCTACAACCCCGGTGTTCAAACAAAACTTTAATAGGTGAATTATATGAACGCATTAAGTTTAGCGTATTCTAACGCACAAAAGCAATCATCATGGATTGATGACCCATTTGACATAAAGGGGTTTGTTACAGGAGTAACGCCATTGTCACACCAACGTAGCCTTGAAGACTATGCCCAAGAGTTAGTTTCTAGCTATGGCGAGTTTATCAATAACCAATACGAGCTTAACCTCGAAAAGCTTTCATCACCTTACCAATTAGAACTTGTTCGTCTATACATCGAATCGATTGACCGCGAAATAGAATGGGCTTGTTATGGCGAAGACCAGTCAATCAATAGTGATTTCCTTTGCGCCATGCTTGCCATGCTACAAGATTCAAACCCTAAAACACGAGCTAACTTTGCACAAGTAACCACTCGCAACCTTATTGCCTATTACAAAGAAGCCTTACAAAACGTATTAGATACTGCGTGTCATGATTTGCATTGCAATGAAATGAATAACGCGGGTTATCACTGCGAGCAAGATATGGAACATGGCGATTTCGCTTGGAGGAAATTCTAATGGCTAAAGAAAAGTACAGTTATTATGAATTTGAAATCTATCTTGATGTCGGACTGCTTAAAGACAAAGCAGTTCATGGCTATATCTATAAGATTTTTGGAACTGGTTGCCCACCCTATGATGATGGAGTCATTGAGTCGGACGAATGGTACGACACCGAGCAAGAAGCACGATTTGCCGCAATTGGTCATATTGATTTACTAGAAAATGGAGAAGGCTAATGAACTATTTCATGAAAGACCAAGTAACAGCAGCAGAGCGAATGAATTTTAAGAGGGTTAGGGCGTGGAAAGAACTACTTTGGAAAGGCTCAAAAAATGGGTACAGCACCGAATCGACTATTGGGAAGACGTTACAGAGCAACACCAAAACGACTTTGAAACCTTCACAGACATTGGCGAAACATGGCTTCTTGGTCTTGAGCGAGGAGAAGAAAAAGGAATGCTTGCCGCTTTTTATATGGTTATTGAATGTATCGATGGTTCAAGAAGTAGCTAAATCATAGTTAAACACTTTATGCACGTACCTACGACACCGATGCGTTTTTAGGGGTTGTGTCGTAGGTGTGTGTATAGCGGGTTTATCTAAGTCCTTAAGTGGACATAATTAATGTAACTATGTTGGAGATTTAAAAATGGCGTTAAAAGCAAAGAAACCAAGTGTTAAAGAATGCAGACTTAAAGCATTGTTTTATGGTTCTGCCGGAGTCGGCAAAACGTATGCTGCGATTCAATTCCCCAAACCCTATATCATTGATACGGAAGGCTCAACCAATAAGCCGCAATACGTTAAATTGATTGAGAAGTCAGACGGTGCGGTGCTTATGACCGTAGATTTTGACGAGATGATTAACGAGGTCAGGGAACTTTTAACGACCAAACACGACTACAAGACATTGATACTTGATTCCCTAACACTGGCTTACAACGACTTGCTAGAAAAAGCCGAACGCAAGGTAGGTACAGACTTTGGTCGCCATTACGGAGAAGCCAATAAGCGCATGAAGCAGTTGCTTAATCTACTTTTCAGGCTCGACATGAATGTTATTATCACCTCACATTCTAAGAACGAATACGGGCAGAATTTGGCGGTTTTAGGGCAGACGTTTGATTGTTACAAGAAACTAGATTACCTTTTCGATCTCGTGTTCGAGATTCAAAAGCGCGGAACGCACCGAGTAGGTCTTGTAAAGAAGTCACGCTTCGAGACATTCCAAGACAGCGATACGTTCCCATTCTCATACGAAGAGATTGCAGAGCGTTACGGACGCGCAGTAATTGAGCGTGAAGCAGTGGCACAAGAATTGGCTACACCTGAGCAAGTCAAAGAGATTGTGCGCTTAATTGATTTGCTTAAAGTGCCAGAAGAAACCTTTCAGAAGTGGCTTGATAAAGCCAGCTCTGAGAGCTGGGAAGATATGCAAAAGGATTCTATCCAGAAATGCATTGATCACCTGAAATCAAAGATTCAGGGGGAATAATGGACTTGGATATAAAGATAGATGAAATGAATCTTGAAGAATTGCGGGAACTTGCCCGCAATCTTATAAGACTGGCTCGCGTGGACGCTGAACTAATACAGACCATGCGGAACATGCTTGATTTAATAGAAAACCAACACGGAGAGTAAACAATGTTTCACTATGAAGTAATGAGCGAGCAGGAAGCAATGAACGAACGGTTCCAGTTAATAAAAGAAGGAATCTATGAGGCAGTTGTTACCGCTTCACAAGATACCACCTCAAGCAAAGGCCATCCAATGATGGATATTACAGTGGCTGTTTATGATGAGAACGGCAAGACGCATGATGTTCGTGATTTCTTAGTGTTCACGAAACAAATGATGTGGAAAATCGTTCACTTCGCCGACTCAGCCGGAATGGTTAAAGAGTACGAAGATGGCAAGCTTTGCTCAGAAACCGCAATCAATAAGCGCGTTCAAGTAAAAATAGTTATAGAACAGGGTAGCGAAATTCCTCAAGATAAGTTAAAAGGCAAACCACTCGGAACGCGATACTTTGATAAAAACAAAATCGAAGATTACATCAAGAAAGGCGAGCAAGGGGCAACAGGTGTACCGAATGGCGATACACCACCACCGTTTACGGATGATGACATTCCATTCCTGTAAGGTATTTATACAATATGAGAGCATTGAAAGCGATTGGAGTAACTTGTTGCGTGTTGGTGTTAAGCCAGCACGTACATTTTGATTGGTGGGAAGGGTGCTTGCTAAGTTTTGGAATTATGTTAATCCTAGGGTAAAACAAAAGGAGCTTTGGCTACCAATGAGATGCTTACAATGTTATTCAAATGATTGCATTCACTGCCAAGTAAGTTTGCAGAACATGGCAGCACAGCAACAAATGGGAATGGCGAATATGGCAAGTGCGAATAATCTAGCCTATTTAAACGGGATGCTTGGCCGTGCAGTTAGCGAAGAAATGGTAAAAGCTTATTCAACACCTAAGAAGAACAAAAAACTATTATTAATAAGGAAATAAAATGGCTCTATTAAAATACAAAGACGTGTTGATTCTTTGCAAGGACAAAATCAAAGAAGCTATGGCACCATTACGCGCCAGAGAAATGAAGAAGAAGGCCGAGCTAGAAGTATGCAAAATTGAGTCTCAAATTGCCGAAGGTGAGCAAAAGATTCAAGAGTTTGCCAGTGAATACCCTATAGACTTTCACAAGATGATTGACGCTATAGACGATTTGGATTTAGTGAAGCGCAGAAAAGAACAGTTTGAGTTAATCATTGAAGAAATGTTTGGTGAAGAAGATGACAAAGCAGTGTGAGAATTTCAAAGAACTAGATAAGCGTATGCTCAAGTGGCTTGATCACGTTGGGTGTACGCCTAACAAATGGCAACGTTATGACTTGCTTAAGTCTTTTGTTCAGATGGTAACGATTGAAACAGCAGGTCAGCACAGCGAAACTTCGATGAGAGAAACCTTGTCGTGGTTAAATGGAAGTGCCAAAACATTATTGAAGGAGCTAGAACAAGATGAACTTTTGCGAAGCAATGGACTTGCTGAAAGCAGGAAAGAAAGTAACCCGCAATGATTGGAGGGATGGTCTTTATTTTGTGATGGAAGATGGGAAAGTACACTCTTATCAGCCAGTGTTAGAGCATTATTTATATACCGAAGACATTATGGTTTCGGATGGTTGGATGGTCGAAGGTGCACCCGAGGCAAAGACCTTTTGTGAAATCATCCCAGATTTGCAAAAAGGTACACGCGCTTGGATGAGTGATTGGAAGCCTGAATTTTATATTTACCTAGACCCAACAGACGGCTTGGTATTACATAAAATGTCACAGTTTTCTTTCAATCCGACCTTTGCGGATTTTAAAGCGGATGATTGGATCGAAGTATGAATGAAGTAGATGTGAAACAAATAGTAGATGTTGGACAGCGCACAGCCTTGTTATTGGGTGAGATAACGGGGCGTTTAATTATGGTTACAAATGAATCGGTAGCAAGAGATTTTACAGACATTCCATACGAAGATATTAATGATTTATTACTAATGATTAATGAAAGAATCGGAAGTATTTACTATGGGGTAAAAGATGAACCTAAGTGAAGCGACTACAGAGCAATTAATGAAGGAGCTTGACGAGCGATTAAGGCAAACGCTTCATAAAGAACCAATGAAGTTTACCTATCTTCAAATCGATCACATTTGTTATCAAATTGGAGACTGGTACTTAATGATGAAGCCTTTACTTGAGGGGCAGCATAATCTTGGTTATATGAAAGAGAAACTTAAAACGATGATTTGTGGTGACTAAAAGGACTTAAAACATGCTAAAAATGGTACTTGGCACGATTCTTGCAAGATTAAAATGTATGATTGATGGCCACAATCGTGTCGAGACAAGAGACTTCTACGGCTTCCTAACTAATGGGCAGCCATTGTATGTTCAAAATTACGGTAAATGTTTGAGATGTGGTAAATGACATACAACGATAGAACCTATTGCGGTTCACCTGATTGCCATAATGAGTGCGGCAGAAAAATGACGAATATGGAAATTGCACAACAAAAAGCTTTTTTTGCTGCACAAGGCTATAACATTCCAGTATCATACGCCTACTTTTGCGGCGAACCTGTCGAGGACACGCCACAAAGTAACCCTAAGCCCTCAAAGCCTCTGTAAATCCTAACGCTGTTTAGCTCTATTAGGTACGCTCAAGATGAGGGC